TTATCTGCTACCCACTGGCGCATTTTCTTAAAGTCTTTGCGCTGTAGGGATTTCATTAGTTCGTTTACCGATACATCAGATAAGGTAACCAATATACCTGTATCAATAGTACCAGAAACTGAATATCTTTGTAATTCATTTAACACTCTACGCCAATCTGGCATGTGTTTCATAATAAGTTCTGCAACTACAGGAACATCATACGTTACACCTTCTGTATCCAGAATGTATTGGATCCTCTTTAGCATTTCGCCACATAGGACTCCAGAATCTTTCTTTGACATATTGAATTCGATTACAGAACATCTACTGTGTAGTGGTTCGATAATACGATTCTTAAAGTTACACGTTAATATAAACCTACAGTTCGCACTAAATTCTTCTATGAATCCACGTAATGCAGGTTGTGTTGATTGAGGATTAAGATAATCCGCCTCATCAAGTATTACTACTTTATAGCCACCTTGTAAGGAGACCGATGAGGCAAACTTCTTAATCTTATTTCGGAGTGTATCAATACCAGATTCTTCTGATCCGTTAATTAACAGAAAGTCAAGATCTAGCTCATTACACAGAGCTTTGGCGATAGTAGTTTTACCAGTTCCGGCTGTGCCGGTAAGAAGCATATTGTGTAGGTCACCTCCTCTAACAATATCTCCAAAAGTTTTCTTAATTGAGTTTGGTAAAATTGTATCATTAATTGTCTGTGGGCGATACTTCTCTACCCATAAGAAATCATCCATTAAAGAACCTCCCAACCGTTAACTGTAGAAAGTCTGAAAGACCTCCAAGCTTCTTTATCAAGGGCAAAAGCAGCAAGGTGGTCGGACTCAGGACTTACGTCTTTAATATCCGTTTTTACACCATGTGCTTCAAGCACTACCGAATTAAGAGTACACGGCATAACGCGTATCTCGTCAGTATTGATTTTAGTAAAGGTAACTGTTACAGTACCACGTTTGAGTGCCTCGATAAGGCGTGATGTTTCATTTCGATCCATAATATACTCCATAATAAAAAAATGAAGGGGGGTTTTTACACCCCCCTGACATGATTAAGATTCGACTGAATCTTCAACCACTTCTTCGACGGGCATATCACCGGCTGGTGCGTCACCGTCTTTAGGAGTAGCAGCATTTAAGAATGTTACTACTCGGTTTCTCAATGAACCAACTGCTTCCAGTTCTGGTCCTTCAAAGCCACCACGCTTGGAACAGACATCAATAATCTGTACCATCGTTGCGATGTCTTGTAGAGACAGTTGAGGTGCCTCTGTTTCTGTGGTTTCCACCACGCTTTCTTGTTCAGTCATTTTATTTCTCCTTTGATCAAAGTTAGACTAATTTAAGATAGTCCCGGCCAATCCGGCAACTACCATATTATCCCCATCATATTTAATGGGAGATTCGTTTGTGTATTTATATTTATACACCATAGCTACTAGTTCTCTCTAAAGCTATAAAATATTCTACTGGATAATTAGTATTTTGCCAGTTTGATATCAGTTTAGAACTGATTGACACATAATAATCACCTGGTAGTAGTTTTAAGTTCGGGATATTAACCACGAAATTAAATGTTTCTTTGCAGTTATTGTCTTTATCTACCACAATATCAAATGTATTGGCCGTAGAGTCTTTAATATCTAAGACACTTGCTGTAACAACTCCATTATCACCACTTAGAGATAACTCCATGTGGCCAAGAACAGATGCCGCTTTCTTAATCTGATCCAATACTTTCTCGGTTAGATTAATACCAACTTCCGCATCAGGCATTGTGATATCCTTAGTCGGTTGAGTTAGAATATCTGTTTCTGCAAAATAGTATTTGATTTTTTGGTCACCATTCGACATGGTTAGTGACTTATCATCAAAAGACAATGTAGCATTTTCAATAAGACCATGGACCGATAGGAATTCGTTTAAGTCATAGACTCCAAACTCCAATGGAAAGTCCTCGGTGATTTCAGCGATAGCCATGATATTCTTGGCCTCCGAAATTGTTCTCACCTTCTGGCCAGGTTTAAGTACTAGGTTAGGATTAACCATAGCAAAGTTTTGTAATACCTTGAGGGTATCATCTGAAATAATCATATTTTCTCCTGTTTTATTCATAGTTTATATTATAACACATTTACTGGTAAAAGTAAAGGGTTATTTTTCATTATACATGCGATCGTGTTCATACAAAGCAAGCAATCCATAATGTAAGACTTTTTGAAGGTCCTTTCGGAATTCCTCATGGGTCTTACCTTTCTTTCCATATCGTGCGACATATTTGTCGACATTACCTAAAAAGAATCCCATCCCATGCCCTCTATCTACTATGACTTCGGAAGACTGTAGTCCACCTTGTCCATAATGAGAGCCGTAGGTTGAATCAATATACGTTTGGAGCTCTTCAATAAGAGCCCCTTCGTTAAATTTATAATCTGGTTTAGTAGTCATTGTTGTCCTCTTCTGATGGCTCATCAAATGTAACCCCTTGATCCACTTTCGTGTATAGGTCAAGGAAAGCCAGTTTAGTGTCATCGTCAAATCTCGCAATACATAGGTCTATTGACTTCATCTTATCTTTAAAGATGGAGAAGGTTTGGACGATGTGGCACAACCTTCTGGTTGAAATGACTTCGTCAACACCATCATCATAGAAAGTCTTTCTGATAATATCAGCCCAGGCGACCAGATTCTCTGCGAATCCATCATCAACCAAGTCAAACTTTTTCATGTGATTAATCACGATCTTTTTCTCAACCGAAATACTAGGGAACTGTTGGTCAACAGCCACTGTGAATCTCTCCAAGAAAGCATCGTCAATGATAGACGCCGCTGTGAATCTTCCGTCTTCGGAACCTTTACCTTTTGTATTCGCTGTCGCTATAACATTGAAGCCAGGCGCAGGAGTAATTGTTTCACCCGTCTTTTTAACAAGGACTGGTTTACCTTCAAGTATACCTTGAAGACACATAATTTTATTTGTAGCTCTATCAATCTCATCGAGAAGTAATATTGCACCGTTTTCCATAGCCTTGAGTACCGGTCCTTTTGAAAAGACAGTCTCGCCATTAATAAGTCTAAATCCACCAAGTAAATCATCCTCGTCAGTTTCTGGGTTAATCTGCACTCTGATAAACTCTCTTCCGAGTTTAGCTGCAGCTTGTTCAACCATAAAGGTCTTTCCGTTACCAGAGAGTCCAGATATATATACTGGATAAAACATCTCTGATTTCACAATCTTAACAACGTCTGT